TACAGATCCAGAAGGCAATCAAACTAGCTCCTTTCCTTATCCAATTATGGATAATAGAAACAATCCTATTAAATGGGATAAGATTTCTTCAAGAGATATAACAGACTCACACCGCAGAGCTTTATGTGCTTGTGCTGCTTTTACTTTTTCTCTTGGCTCAGAGTTATGGACAGGTAATGAAATAGTAGGATCAAAGGAAATTAAAACAAACACAAAAGATAGATCAGCCGCACCAGCAGAGACAATCTTTGTACTAGCTTCAAATGCTATACAAAAAGCTGAAACCATAGAAACCTTAATGGGGCATGGTCAAAATGTAGAAGTTAGATATACACAGGGCAAACTAACTCAAGATGAATATACAGAATTAAATAAACAAATTAATATTAAAAAAGAACAACTTGAGGTGAACGCATGACTATTACAGAAACTAGATATTTAACAACAGAACAACTTGCAGAAAGATACGGTAAGAATCCAATAACCATCAAAGCATGGCGATGGAAGAACTACGGCCCTCCTTACTTCACTTTAAAACCAACAGAAGTTCCAAAAGGGCAACCCCGAACAAGATACCCTTTAAATGATCTTTTGGTCTGGGAAGAAATAAACAACATCACACCTATCAACTCTTTTTAATATGGCTTACGAACCCTTTGAACCAGCATTGAATAAACCTATTACATTTTCAGTGCATGATAATAAAAACGAAAATTTAAAAGAAAAGTTTCCAAAAACTTGCAGATTATTTTTGCCTTTATTGTCAATAGATGAAGCTATTGAATATTTAAAAGCTGCAAAGGAACATGAAAAATTTCATAAAGAAGGCAAAGTCTATAACAGAGAATCAAGAGAACAAGAGACTGTTAAAGGTATTTATATTTATGGTGATGGCTGGGTAGGAAAATTTGATGATGATGACTTTGGTGCATTTGGTAATATAAATCCTCGAAAAATTAAAATAGAGGCATCAGAAACGACTGTAGATGTACAGGCAAATCAATCTGAACTACCATCTGATATTCCTTTTTAAATGAGTGATTGGATAGTTGTGCGGTTTCCAAATAATCCCTATATAGGACAGATTTATTACAGCCCTGACTCAAAAAGAACCTTTGAGTTCTGCGAAACTACAAAGACTGATGAACTCACAGGAATGGTTATTGAATCTGCTACTTGGTTTGATATTACTGATAAAGATTTAATCTAATCTTTTCCAAATAAAACATATAAAAGGCGGCTTTTAAAAGTTGCTTTTTTTTTCTTTAAATCTGCCTCATATTTAAAAATTACGTCTTGCTGGTCACATATTATTTCTAGTGCCATACTGACAAAATGCCCTTGTTTACTAGCTGTTTTTAATAAATCAACAGCATACATTTTTACCTCATCAATATCAGTTTCTTTTTCTATTACGTTTATCTGCTTTTTCATTTCAAACTCTTCCTCAAGAGTCATTTTAGAATTTAAAACTTTTATTATCTGTTTCATTTAACTGGAAATAATTTTTCTTCAATCATCTTTACTATTGCATCATCTATATCATTATCTGATTTAGCACTTAAATCTTTTAAAAGAGACAAGGCAGCTTTGCGTAGAGATTCAGATTTACCAAACTTAATAAATAATCCAATAAGAAATTTAGACATAACCTTTTTTGTTATTCTTTCCAAACATATCAATATTTGCTATTTTTGGCTAACTACCTATATTAGCTTTAAAACGCTATCTCCTCACACATTTAGGTAGTTACTTTTTATGGAAGATCAAGAAGAACAGCAACAGGGTCAAAGTCTTATTGCAAACGTGGTTCAAATGATTATACTTTTTTGGAGTTTGGGTGTTATTTCTTGGTCATATTTTAATCCAAACCCTACAAGGCAAATTGATACGACATTTGCCGCTGGATTGCTCAGTGCTGTGACTGCACAGTATGGCCTAAATATTAAGAAGAATGGAGACACAAAAAAGACTAAAAGTATTAATAACAACCCTAAAAAAGACGTTATAGTAGATAATAAGAACAATAATGTAGGTATTAAATGAGAAAACTGCTACTTATTGGCTGTTTTATGCTCCCTTCAGCCACTTTTGCTGACATTACGCAGAAATTTACAACATCTGCACAGATCACTGTAGATATGCCATACAGCGTTACGAATAAATTAGGCACTACATATAGTCTAAGTGGAAATAATATTACTCCTTCTGTAACTTCTGGAGGCAGCACAACATCAGGTGCGATTGGAGGACTTAATGTTGGATCATTGACTGATTCAGTGCCAGCTTTAATACAGACTGATAAGGCTATTACAAGTGCTGGCTCTGCATTTTCATTAACAGAATCACTAACAGTAGGTGATGCATCACCATCTGCTATAACACCATCATCAGGTATTTCCGCTTTACCTCATCTTGGAGGACAGACAACAGTAGGATCAGGAGGAACAGCGGGATCTTTAGGTATGACAAGTTTATCCAGTGGAGTTCATACTTGTACAGCAGGCGGCAGTGGTACTAGCTGTATTGGACAAACAACAGTAACGATTACAATTGATTAAATTTTGGCTGCTACTTTTAATACTACTTCCTACAAAAATCCTTGCAAACCCAATTATACCAACCTTTCGTACAGGGAGTTCCAGCACAAATTCCACTTCTCAAAGTGTAGTAACAGAAAATATTACCAGCTATCAATACCGCACAGGATATTCAGTAAGTGTTTCGGGGCATAATATTGAAAGTAACGACATTAATGGCTATATCAATTCAATACCTACAGCAGAATCTACACAGACAGTTAATGGTATTAATTTTTCATATACAAGTCCTAATCTGGAAGGTGTCCCAAGATGGAAAATAGTAAACGAGGGTCAGCCATTCAGTTTGGTAGAAACAATAATAGGCAGTGGAATCGACACAATAACAACAATAAACCGCACCATAAACACCACGACAACAACAACTGTAGAAACTACCTTTGGGCAATAGCTTTAATCCTTTGCCCTACAAAAGTTTTAGCTAATACAACAGTGGCATCTCCAAGCAGTAATGCACAAGGGACTGTCAACAATAATGCAACCATGATAGCCCCACAATCTACACCAGTTTTTAGAATGTCTCAGGGTATCGTCTGTTCTTCTCCTAGTCTAACGATTACTCCTTATGTGACAGATGCTTGGTCTTTCAATCGACCCATAGAAACTGTTACCAGACAGAATATCTATGACGAAGATACTGGTGCTATTGAATATGTGCAAGAGACACCGAGATTTGAAAAAGATAACTATAACTTGAATTATGGAATCTCAGCACAGATCAGTATTCCGTTAGGTAAAGCACCTGAGTTATGTTTAAAAGCAACAGAAGTAAATATAAAAAATCAAGAATTATTATATAAGAAAACTCAATTAGAAGTTGCACTTTTTAGACTTAAGGTATGCTCAGAGCAGTCGAAACTAGGTGTAACCTTCACTGGAAAATACGCAAAGATTTGTGAAGGGATAAAAGTAACAGTACCACCAAATCAAGTTATACCACATACGCACGAATTAAAAACAAAATAATGGGCAAGTCAACGAACCTTGTTTTTCTTGCCCTTGTCAAATTTAGCAATAATCTTTTTAAAAGCTGTCTTACTCAATGATTTTATCACTGGGATAAGTAATGGAGTAGTGGCAGCAATGAGAGAAATAGTAACAACATTAAGAGCAGCACTAGGACTTGGAAGTACAGAGTCGATAAAGGTGACGTCCTCATAAAGCGTTATACACTCTGTACCATCTTCACTTCTTTTGTGTCCAGACACACGGGAAATTCTTTTTTCGTTACGATAATCTCCAATTTTTTGATCTTTTTTACTAGGACATTCTACAAATACATTATCTTTTTTCTCTTCTTTTGGTATTTCTGTATTTGGTGGTTTGCCCTCTGGTAACTTTTCTTGCTCTGTAACTGGTGCTGCCTGTTCTGTAATAATTAAATTTTGTGCATCATAAATTAAAGGTGTGAATGATGGAAAGGGGCAGTCAGTTATAACACCATTAGGATCATCTAATATAAGATTTCTGTTGCCTGTGTTTTTTGTATCTCGATGGTAATAATTACAGCCAATAACATTAATGTTTGAATGTTCGTAATTTGGAATGTAAGTCTGAGGTAGATTTATTTCTGGAATTATTATTTCTGGGATAACAATTTCTGGTACTTCCATTAAAGAGGTAATGATTTCCCAGTAGATGTTGGTAGTTTTTTATCAATTTGTGTTGGTAAAATCTCTGTCACTCTTTCCATAACTTCATTCATTACTCTTGTCTTGAATTGTTCTGAAGAAAAATACTTGTAAGCATAGACGCCACCGCCAAGCATTGACGTAGAAATAATAAAACTTAAAATAGATAATATTTGTGAGATTTTAGCCATGAGAGAAGCCTTTGCTAAAGCATTAGTACCTGTAACCATTATAACTTTTTGCTCTATTTGTGCATTGGCTCCACTCTATGTATCACTGTCAATGATGACTAGAACTTATACTTCAAACCAACCTTAGTTCCATAGCT